TGTTGGAACGAACTAATTATAGGATTTATCAGTGTGTATTCACTAAACTTACCATCAAACAGAGTATAGATTTGAATTGTGCTAAAAAACTTGGTGTTGCCGTTGGCATAACCAAATGCACTTGCATTTCGTGGTGTATACCTGTCGCGCACCTGAAAATCGTTTGTGGTATATGTGCTGTCCAAATAATAGTGAGTCATGTAGTTGTACCACATTTTCAGCACTAGTTCTTTGGCATCATCATGGAACGTTACACGAGTATCGCCATATTCTATCTTGTGCTGGCTGTACACACGTTTGTTGTATTGATTGTGATCTTGCACATCAATGGTGTATGAAGGTAGGTCCACAGCCTTGACCATCAGTGGCAGTTCTATTTTGTCCTCATTGGTAAACTTACTTGCTACATCAGGAGCAAAGTTGAACACGCAAAGATATAGTGCTGAAAGTCTAGGATGTAGAGCATAAGCATTGGCCCGAAAGGTCCGAGACGCATGATCATAGTCTCGGATTCCATTGTTTTCGGTGCCTATAGGCTTCAGGAAATTGTTGATATTACTAGTAATTGCCACCTGCTTATGTCCTTATTAGCCGGTGATAGTTACGCCGGTTCCTCTTGGTACGCTTGCACCAACACCCTGTCCAAGTGGTGTTTGTACAGCATTATCAAATCTAATTGTTAGTGCAATACTTGCTGGATCATTGGTTGCATAGTTTAAATCACCATAGTTTGCACCAGAAACATAACAACCATACATTTCCCATGTTTCTAAAACGTTTGGTGTACTTGCGCCGTTACCACCATCTAAGATATCAAATTTCATAATAAACTTGTAGTCAATGCCTGCACTTGCTGCTGCTTGCTCCATAAAGTCAAACTGCTTCTGAAGTTGCTCGCCTACTAGTCTACTAACATTGCCGTTAACATCATCACGTAGATTTACTGTGACATCAGCCCATGTGTGCTTGCCAGCAAGTTTAACCATGCTGTTGTACACAGGAATTTCAATTGATTCAAATGTTACATCTGGACGTGTGATATCCATAATCTGTTTTGTTAGTTCTGTTCTTGGTGTCGAGACACCAAAATTATCAAATACCGCACGGAAGCGATATTTTAGTTTTGGCATCAGCAAACCTTGGCTGCTGGCGCTTTGGTCGCTGTCTAGTGGGACAGTAAATTTACTAAGTGATGATACTGACATCAATCAATCTCCTTATTTCCTATAAAGTATTTATCGTAATATGACTATAAAAAAATCATGGTTTATGGTAGTATCATAAAAAAAGAGGGGACAAACCCCTCTTTTTAGATGTGTTATGAAGTGGTTTACACTGATTGTGCTGATGCAACGTTACCTGCTGCAATCTCACCTGTATTCTTGATACGAATTGGAATAAAGATGAATTCTGCTGCTTTAACAGGCTCAATAGCAATGTCAACATACAGTTCGTTTCTATCAATTCTATCATTGGTGTTGTTGGTTTCATCACAAACAACCAAGTAATCAAATACGCCACGCTTGGCAACTAGATCGTTAAGAATACCTTCAATGCCTTCTTTCATTTCATCTCTGGTGATCTTATCGTTTGGTTCAAACACAAAGTTTGCTGCATAATCCTGCAGTATTCTGCGTAGGTAACCTACTAGTCTTGAAACATTGATGCGATCCAAACTGCTTGTTGTTGCAGCACGAGTCTTGTTACCATAGTTCATCAAGCCATAACCATTAATGAATGTCATTGGATTGATTCTGTTGCTGTAAAGTGTATCACGTAGTCCTTCTGTGATGTTGTCTACAACAAACTCACCAGTGGCGCTGTTTACATAACCAATACTTGTAACATTGTCTAACAAGCCGCGGCGTGTACCAGCTGGTGCAAACCAAGGAAATGCTTGATCGTCACTGCGGATAATTGTTCTCAACGCTGCATGTGAACTTGGTACTGCAACACTGTTACCGCTCAAGTCATTTGTTCTACCACTTGGATAGAACACTGCCAAGTATGGATCACTTGTTACTAGTCCATCTTCGCCATCAACTACTGCACTGTTTGCATTTGTTGCCCAGTTTTGTACTGCAGTTGACCCACTTGCTAGTCTCATTGGACTATCGCCAACTACAAATGCTGTGTTGCGTCTGTCGTTGTTTAGGCTTACCATATTAGCAATCAGTTCTGGATAGCCTGGTGCAGCAATCAAGTTAAATGCACGACTGTCTTCACGTAGATCAGTGCTTGCATCCAGACTTGACTTCATTGAATTAACAATGATGTTGCGTACAGCCTTGCGTCCCATATATGGACTACCATCATCTCTGTTGCCACTTACTGTTACCCATGCATCCTTTTCAGTTGGAAGTGTTGGATAAAGTGTTGTGTCACTAAAGTTAGTGCGTGAGAAGTAGTTACTGCGGAACTGCTTGACATTGTAACTGCTACGACGTGTGTTGAACAACAACATACCACGTGGATAAATTGTTGGATCAGGACGATCAATATCAACTACATCACTTGTAAGCAGTGTAGCAATTGTTGGCACTGTGCCTGTAACAACATCTGTTGTTGTGTCACCTATGTAACGTGCGTCAGCAAACAAGATACCATCTTCTGTGGTTTGATCTGTGTTGTCAATCAACACCCATTGATTTTCACTACTCACTGTTTCGTAGCGATAAATTTTTGGGTAGTTATCTAAGTCGCTGGTGTCAATCCAAAGATCACCTACAACCAGTGCAGTTTCATCACTTTGTTGTGTAGGTTCAGTTGTGCTAAAGATTGGACCTGCAGGACTGGTGTTGCTTAGGTTAAAGCCACGTGCATCATTTGTTATGTTCTGATAGCCTTTCCATGTTGTACCATCATGAATCATAATGTCTGCTTCAAATCCACTGTGATACCAACGCTGTAAATTAGCTGGATCAGCACTTGGTGCGCTTGTACTTGCTGTGTAAGTTGGTGCTACCCAGTTACTTAGAATCAAGTTACTGTTGTTACCTGCACGGACCTGTCCAGTTGTGATTGCTGAGCTAATACCTGCATCAGCAATTGGTGTACCACTTGTGTCTTTGAGCACAATAACACCACCTAGGCTGTGTGAGATAACCAAATAACCATTGCTGTTTACACTTGCACTTACACTGGTTACATTGGCACCGTTGATGTCACTTGCTAAATCTGCAAGTGTTGTGCCACTTGTTGTAACTGTAACTTCAGTTGAAAGTGTTGTGCTGTTCGCAACACTGGCTTGGATTGTGAATGATTCACTGCCAGTGATTGGACTTGCAGAATTTACTGTGCCAGTAACATTCAAATCACCACTAGCATATCTGCGGAACAGTTTGTAAGTTGCTGTGTCATTTTCTGTTACATCATACTGTACATAGTATGTGCCAACACTAATTAGTTCACCACCAGTGCTGTCTAGATTTTTGAGAGCACTTTGATCATTTGTATACAGAGGTGCACTAACTGCTTCAAACTCTGCTGTTGTGCTGTTGTAAACACTTACATCAAACCTAGCACCTAAGTTGCTTGTTGTTGTTTTAGCCCATATACTACCACTCGGACGTGGTGTTGTATCAGTTGACTTCCACTGTGGTACAGTGTAGTGTGGATCTTGTGCAAGTAGTGGGCATGCATATGTGCCTGCTGTTAAGCCTGTGGCACTTAGAATTGTTCCACTGTTATTAGCAAGGATGATCTTGCCGTCTGTGGTTGAGCCATTACTTGCTGCACTGCTTGTTGCATAGATTTCAATCTTGTTATTGACTACCGCTGCAGTAACGCCTGTGATACTTGCGCTGTTAATGCTTGTTGCAAGAGCAGTTACAGTTGTGCCACTTAGTGTAACAGTTGTACCGTTGATAACAATACTGTCGCCGTTTGATAGAGTTGGACTTGCTGTTGTACTTTCAACTGTTGGCCAACTTGTCTGCCATGAACTACTACCAACTAGTACCCATGCATTGCTACGATTTTTATAGTATACAGGATTTGATGTGTTTGTTGTAACCACTGCATAGTCACCAATAGCACCAATTGATGTTTTCGGTACGCCAGCAGTCAAGTCAGTTGTGCTGGTAATCACTATTGGAAGTTTGTTAGTGAATGCACCTGTGCTTGCAGAGAATTGGAATAATCCCCAGCGTGTGTCTGTACTCACATCCAACCAAATAGTACCGTTAGTTGGTGCACCTGTTGGACGACTTGTACTTGGTGCAAGTTCTGCTAGATCAACATCTGCACGAAGCACATATGCTCTGTTACTGATGCCAAGCAAACTGTATGCTGCTAACAATCCGTATTCGTTTAATTCATAACCATGAATTGGTGTGCCTGCTGCACTGTTGTAGAAACTTGGGTTTCCAAATGTTTCTGTTAGTTCGCGCTGGCTACTTACTAGGAAGGTGTTACCAGCGTTTGCCGCTGTTGTGCCTGTTGCAGTACCAGAACCTGAACCTTTTGTTTTGTCTTGTGCTGTAGCAACAATAATTGCAGGAACGCTGCCCTGCTGTGTAGCAACATATTGACTTTCGTCTGTTACTGTTACTTCAACACCTGCTGAAATCAATGCCATGTTCAAATCCTCTCAGAGTTAGGTATAATTCTATTATGTTATTTATCGCTACAGTTTAAAAACAGCCAAAAATAACATTTCCCTTTAAAGGTGTGTAAATAAGCATATGCAACGCCCTATTTGTGAGACATGCGGACAGCGTCCTAAAGCAATAAACTACTATAAGGATAAGAAACCTTATTTTAGAAAACGATGCGAACAGTGCTTAAACCTACACAAGCCTGTAAAGCCTCTATGGGTAGATAGTGGATATAAAGTCAAAAGAAACTGCGAGGCTTGTGGATTCAAGCCCAGCATAAGAAGTCAGGTTACTGTGTTTTATATTGATGGTGATTTAACTAACGTTGCTTATCGCAACTTAAAAACAGTTTGTTTAAACTGTAATGCAGAATTAATTAAGACTGGTTGGTCTCGAGGCGATCTAACACCCGATGTTTAAGTTCATCTACAGTAGC